CGGACGACCTGCACCTCTAGGGTTTCTCTTGGGTAACACAGAAACCTCAGTCTGTGTTGGTAAAGAAGATGCATCCGTGGAAGAAGACACAAGAACAATATCTTGGTCTTTTGTTTCCAAGTTTCCTCCAATATAGGTCAGCACAGAAAACACAAAGACCTAAGGTTAGTTGTTAATGTATGTTTTTTTTTAAGGCACAACCTAGTAGTTTGTTGTTTCTGTGCTATCAATATAGAGCACTATAGCACATTTTTGCTAATTTGTCAAGTCCTTTATTGACTTTTCTGATGTACCTGTTTATTGCCTGCTCAGCCCTTCGCAGTGCACAGATTCCAGCACTGATTTCCTAGACCTGTATTGCCTATGCAGAAAAACAGATAAGACATTGATTCTTATGCTCTTTTTCTTATAAGGCAGTATTGTCTATTTTGCTCTTTTTTGTATCTGTGGTGGCCTCGATATTGCTAATTCTGCTTTTCTTGTATCTGTGGTGGTTCAACAATATTATCATCATTGCCCCCAACCCACCCCCCCGATGTTGCAGTGCAGCATTATGTTGCAGTGCAGCAATAGTGAGCACTTACTTCGATGGTGCAGTGCAGGCTATGTTGTGCAGTGCAGCATATGTGGCTATGTTGCACCATTTCAGTGCATCCTAGGACCAGGGCAAGAACCATGCCATGTTGCAGCACAACATTGGTGCAAAAGGCTGGAATGGCTTGCAGCTGTCCCTAAGGGTTTTCTCTAGTCTCAATGATGCAGTGCAATAACACAATAGAATCAAGTACTTAAATAACCCTAGGAATTTTCAGGTATGAATCTCTCACGTATATAGGTATAGAGACACGTTTTATAAGTACAATTTTATTAATCACTTAAAAGGGGTTCACAAATGACAATGCCTAAAAAGCTTTTAACAATCGACGCTAATGCTAAGACAGTGAAGGGGCAGGAATACGGTTACATGACCGGCATTCTATATCTAGCGCCTGCGGATATCTCAGGCTATAACGTTTGTTCAATGGCCGAAATTGCGGAATGCAAGCACGCCTGCTTATACAGCGCCGGACGTGGGGCCATGAGTAACGTACAGCGAGCACGCCTGAATAAAACCATGGAATTCTTTAACAATCGTGAAGCTTTTATGGCGTTACTGGTAAAAGATATCGCATTCTTAGCACGTAAAGCTAAAAAGGCCGGCATGGTGCCATTAGTACGCCTTAACGGTACCAGTGACATTCGGTGGGAATCGGTTCCCGTTACAGTCAACGGCGTTGATTATCCTAATCTAATGGCTGTATACCCTGAGATCCAATTTTATGACTATACGAAAATAGCTAATCGCCGGGACATTCCGGCTAACTATGATTTAACATTCTCGTATTCCGGCGTACTAAAGTATCAAAAATTCGTATTGCAGGCTATGAATCAGGGAATGAGAATCGCCGCCGTATTCCGTACACGTTCGAGCATTCCGGCTAAGTTTATGGGCCTGCAGTGTATCGACGGCGATAATAGCGACATTCGACACGTCGACCCTAAAGGGGTTATTGTGGCTTTATATGCTAAGGGCAAAGCTAAAAAAGACACTTCGGGATTCGTTATCGATTCATTGTCACGTATGATTCCAATCCAAGCTTCAGCTTAACTTTAAAGGGGTTTACCATGCTTACACCTTACACTGAAAGACAGAAAACTATGATAGTCAATAACGTGGTGAAGGCCGTAAAAGATCCGGCCAAGCTATCGAAGCAGGCCTATAATTATCTCTATCTATGCTCGGGGTTTATTGCTCACTATAACCATGCGGGGTTTATAGCTCACTATCGCTGGAATAACCTAGGGGCCGATATAGTTCAATTCGCCGATTGGAATGAATGGCGCAATTTCACGCCGAATGACCGGGATTATGAGTACTATAAATCGAAGGCCGATATTTACAATCGCATTATCAATTCATTAACTAAGGGGATCTAATATGGAATATGCTACACTTAGAGAAAAGATCAGGGCCGAAAAGGCGATTAGAATGTCACGCTATAAAGCTTTTGAGGACATTGTCGAAAAAGCTTATTGGGCCGGCATTGAGGCCGGTAAAAATGCAATGCCCATTCCCATGCACGTAATCGAGAACGGAATCCCGATTGATAGAATCGATGACGGGGCCTGCGGATTCGCCTGGGTCACTGTAAGGCCTGCTAATTCCTCGTTCGCAATATGGGCTAAAAAACAAGGCCTTATGCGTCCCATGTACGGTGGTGGTGTGACGTATTGGGTCGGTGTCTTCGGGCAATCAGTGGACCGTAAAGCTGCATTTGCCGGGGCCTATGCTAAAGTATTGCGAGAGAATGGGATTCAGGCCATTGCAGGCGATAGATTAGACTGATCCAGTACTATCCTATAGTGTCTCTATTGTAGGGGCACTATGGGGCTAATATTGGCCTTAGAATAGGGGTTATATCATGACGTTAGAACTAGCAGCTAGTCTTGCAGCTTTACTGTTGGGGATTGTCGCAATAGTGATTGTGTTTCGGCCATGGGATTTAGACTAACTTTATAGGGGCATAAAATGACTGCTAACGATACAAGGTCGCAATTAGACCTAATATGGAATGCTTTACACTTTTATAGGGCCTACGCTATACCCGAAGGGAATCGAGACTATGACGATCAATGGTCGGATCTGTGCTCAGCTATGGCCTATATTTCCGAGGATTTAGGGGAGGATTATTAAAATGAAGCACAAAAAATGCAGGTCAGATCAAGTAAACGGAACCAGTCTCAAGGGCTACATCACGACAACATATGCGGATCTGTGCCGCACTTTCGGCGCACCCAGTATATTTGTCGGCGATAAGACTAATGCAGAGTGGTTCATCGAATTCGAAGATGGCTCAGTCGCCACTGTGTACGATTGGAAGCTAGATCACATACCATTGGAACCCTACCGTTGGCATATAGGTGGTTTTGATGCCTTTGCCGTTGCATCGGTTCACAATGCCGTGTTAGAATCGAAAGTGTCCAATTTTGTCCAAGAAAAGGAGCAAGCACTATGTTATTGACTAATGAGGAAGTGGTAGAGATCCTAGATGATCGCCTAGACTATAGCGATTGGGGCAATTGGTACGGTGACGAGGATGCCTTGATCGAATTCGCCTATTACATAGTCAAAGCAGAGGATGAGAAACGTCTCAAATTAGCCTATGAGAAGGATCTATTGAGAGAGGCACATTTCAGCGAATCCATGAGTGCCTTTGATGCCTTAACCATTAAAAAGGGGACATCCTAATGCGCTGCCGATCCTGTAACGAAGCATTGACAGACTACGAGACCACAATTCGGTCACTTCACACTATGGAATATGTCTCCATGTGTAAACAGTGTCTGAAATCGATTAAAACAGACCTCTGTGCCGTTGGAAATGTCAGTTTAATGTCAGAGGCCGATGAAGTCGAGGAAGGCACTGAGGCCGATTTAGACCCATTAGCGGGCATCCATGACTTTGATGACGATATTGATGACCCTTGGCAGTCACGATAGAGGCTGGCACGATTCTTGCTATTAAAGACTATATTGATTAAAGAGCCTATATTGAAAGAAGACTTTAATAAGTATTTAAAGACTTACAATATAGGTAACTATTTAGAAAGGTGGTAGTCAATGGAAAATGATGACTTAGAAAGGATTTATTGGTTTTGTGTTTCTGATTGTGTAGACCTATTGGCTCATGGCTCTACTGACATCGAGACCCTTTTAAACGATGTCTACGAGGCTCTGAAGCGCACTAAGCCCACATCGGGCAATTGTGTAGCTTTGCTGGCTGTGTTGGATCAATTAGCAGAGGAAAGGGTTAGGATCAATGCAAACACAGTCTAAATTTATGAAGCACATAGCCTGTGAGGGCTGTGGCAGCTCTGATGCTAGGGCTGTGTACTCTGACGGCTCAGAATACTGTTTTAATTGTAAAACCCATAGCAGGCCCTCAGACGGCTTCGCTGACCAAGGAAGGGGTAAGGTACTAACCATGACTCAGAAACCCGTTGTAGAGCCTCTAAAGGGCCTTAGCGGTCAATTCCTAAGCATACCTGAGAGAGGTATCACAAAAGCCACCTGTGAAGCCTATGGTGTCAGACAATCAGGGACAGAACATTATTATCCCTACACTGACGATAGGGGCACTGAGGTAGCCTTTAAGATTAGGACAGTGGCAGACAAGCAGTTTAGGTCTCAAGGCAACATCAAAGAAGCTTTGCTCTTTGGTCAGAATCGTTACCCTGCCGGTGGTAAATATTTGACCATCTGTGAGGGCGAGTTAGATGCCTTGGCTGCCTTTCAGATGACGGGGTCTCTTTACCCTGTGGTGTCCATCAAGAATGGGGCACAGTCGGCTGTGAAGGACTGCCAAGCACAATTCGAGTACATTGACAGCTTTGAGACCATTGTTCTTGCTTTCGATGCTGATGAACCTGGGCAGGAAGCAGCCCTAGCCGTTGCTGATCTGTTTGGCTCCAAGGTCAAGATTATGAAGATGACTAAGCCTTACAAGGATGCCTGTGACTATCTGAAGGACAACAAATCTGCGGACTTTGTCAAAGCATGGTGGGCAGCAGAGACCTATGTACCTGATGGCATCGTTGCCGGTGCTGAGTTGTTCGAGTTAGTGATGCAGCCGCTGCCAAAGGCTCAGGCGCACTATCCCTATGCAGGGTTAAACGACATGACAGGAGGTATCAGACAGCAAGAGATGGTGGTGGTCACTGCTGGCTCAGGCCTTGGTAAGTCGCAGTTTATCAGGGAAGTGATATGGCAATTGCTCTGTGAGACCAAGGACAACATCGGGATTATGTTCTTGGAAGAGTCGGTCAAGCGGACAGCCTTGTCTCTGATGTCATTGGCGATCAATAAGCCATTGCACTTGGCAGAGACTGAGGTAACCGAGGCATCAAAGAAGGAAGCCTTTGATAAGACTCTAGGCTCTAATCGGCTGTTCTTTTATGACTGCTTCGGTAGCACAGCAATCGATAACATAATCAATCGGGTTAGGTACTTTGCCAAAGGACTGGACTGCAAGTACATCCTGCTAGACCATGTCTCTATCGTGGTGTCAGCACAGGATCATGGTGACGAGCGTAAAGCCATTGATGAGATTATGACCAAGCTGCGGATGATTGTGCAGGAGACAGGGGTTGCCTTGTTTGTGGTGTCCCATCTACGCAGGCCAGACGGTAAAGGCCATGAAGAGGGCGCAGCCACTAGTCTGTCCCAATTAAGGGGTTCAGCAAGTATTGGACAATTGGCTGATATGGTGTTAGGATTAGAAAGGTCAGCACAGCATGAAGACCCTATCGAGAGGAATACCACAAGGGTCAGGGTTATCAAGAACCGATACAGCGGAGAGACCGGCAAAGCCTGTGCAGTCCTGTATGACAAGCACTCAGGTCGTATGAACGAGATCAACGAGGAGGCACTATGACATCCGCACTACTGATAGGCTGTTTTGCTTTTATTTCATCAATACTGAAAGGCTTGAAATGACTGAATACTCTTATGACTACTGGAACGATGCTGACTACGACACTATGGACTACACAGCCGTGGAGCAGCTAGAAGAGCGCATCAAAGACCTTGAAGAGGTCAACGAGGAACTGACAGCACAGATCAAGGTTGCTGTTAAACTGGTTAGCAAGTTTAATCATCCTGAGGAATATGGGCACTTGCTCGACTCTGATGCAAAGCGTGACGTGATGGACTTTCTTAAAATCTACGGAGACTATCTAAAATGAAATTAGAACTGGAGGTTGATACCTATGTTGGAATGGGCGATAGTGGTAATGTTGAGTGTCTTATTTTTACTGATGACGGCAGCCGTCCTGCTATGAGCATCGATAAGAAGCTGGAAGACTTGGTGCTAGAGTTTATCGAGTTAAGGCAGTCCAACGGCAAATACTCTGCTGCTCACAATCCTGAAAGGAAGGAACTGATGAATGCACTTGAA